TGTTGTCCTTCGTCAGACAAATAAGTTGACATGTCATCATTCATAAATGGTTTTACAATTGCAGCTGCACCAGCACCAACTAATGCTAATGCACCAAACTTACCACCACGTTTTGCAAAGTTTAAAACACCACTTGCCGATTCTTTTACTTTTAGTAATGGACCGCTTTCAACATTGTCCAAAGATTTTTTTAATTTTGCAGCAGCTTTAATAGGGTCTTCAGCAATTCTTTCTACACAACCTGCAACGCCACCACCATTAGCTAAAGGTAAGTTACATATTTTTTTGTATGAATTACTTCCAGGTTTTAATTCTGCAACAGATCTAAATAAATTTTTTATTTCTTCAGGTGCTTCCATTGTTTCTAAAGTTTTTATAATTCTAGGAAACGAACCTGTTGTACTATCAAAAGCAACATCGGCTCCAGAGGCACCTACTTTACCAACATTGGGTAAATCAACTCTTATGTTTTTTTCTTTTAAAATAGAATCTAATTGAGATGCTGTTTCTTGATTAACACCTTTGTTAAAAAAATTAGATAACTGTGCTCCAATAAATGCTCTGTTAAACTGATTAGGAGATATATTTACATTGGTTGCAAATCTACCACCAGGTTTTTTACCAGCTACAGGATTAATATCAAACAAATCAAACAGCTGTCCTTCTTTTGCTTTGTCTAAATAATAACTGTCGGGCCTTAACTTAGAATAAAAATTACCTGTATCTTTATCTAATCGTAGAGACATCATGGCTTTTATGTTTTTACCAAATGGAGTTGTATTAATTAGTTCAGGACTATTTTTAAAATATTTATTTATTTCTGTTATTCCGCCTTCAATAGCTTTAATGTTTTCTTTATCTGCAGCACTAGATCCTTTAGTGACAGCTTTTACATTTTCTGATCTTGTTCTTTGTCTTTTTAATTTTGCAGCATCTGGGTCACCTGGTGTTGTAAAATCAGACGTTAATCTTTTGTTTAAAGCTGTGTTGGCTTCTGCTTCTGTATTAAAATATTTTACGCCAATAAATTCTTGTGGTATTTTAGTAGTTTTCCCACCAGGGGTTGCAAAAACAATTTTGTATTTAGCATTTACAGGTATGTCTGGGTTTTGTTTTCTATCAAGCTCTGTTATTTTTCTTACAACATTATGTATTTTTCTACCTTCACCTTGAACCACTTGTTCTATTGAGGATGTTAATTCTTTTTTGGGAATAGTTCTTACTATATTATTTTTTTTAGCTTTTGTAAGTATTCTACCAATGACACCTTGGTTTATACTTAATTTATTTTCTTTTAATAATCTTTCAGCAATTTTATTAGAACCTAATTTTTCTTCTTCATAAAGTTTAAGAATTTTTTGAATTAAGTCTTCATCTAACTGGCCTGTATAATCAGGAGTAAAGTAAGTATTAAATACACTTTTAATTTCTTCTACTGTAGCCATTAGACCTCCAGGATCTTAGCTAGTCCGCCTTTTGCAAAATCTTGTACTTCATCAACAAACCGTGCAGTGAATCTATCGAATCTTGGATCAGTTGGACGTAAACCATTTGCATCGACTACTTCATTTAAAACTCTATTAGTAAATATTACAATCTCTTCTGAAGTTGCACCAGGTGGAACCATCTCTGCAATTCTTGGACCAAAGTATTTTTCAACAAGTACAATAGGATCACCTGCAAGTCCACCGCCGCCTTCAGTAATAAACTTTACATCTTCTGCAGATATAACATCATTCAAATTTGTTTTACCAAATGCAGGTGTACCCGCATCCATTGTATCTTTTTTCAATGCTTCTACTAAAAACTCTCTAGCTGATGCACGTTTAGCTGGTATCTCACCTTGGTTTGATGTCATCAATTTAAATTGTGCTGCTAAACCAGCGTCTTGTTTTTCTAAATTAGCAATTGTTGTTTCGGCATCTTGAAATGGTGCTGCAATATCATCTGGTTCGCCACGTGAACCCGGTGGGGGTAGATCCATTTCATCAACTAATTTTTTATAGTCTTCAGGTTTAATGTTTGGATTTCCTTTTATAGGTAAATTTTGAACTAAATCTTTTGGGTCTCCTTTAAAAGCACCTGGATAGAAAGGCATGTTATCCGTCATACTATCAATCTCTTCGCTTTTAATTTTAGGGTTTACTCTCAAAGATGCTAAACCTTCTGCATCTAAGTTCCTGGTCCCTGTTCCCAGATCCGTAATGTTTGCTGGACTGACAGGGGGTAAATAAAACTCCTCCATCTTTTTTAAATTTTGTAAAAGATTACCTGCTTGAATATCGTTTAGTTTATCACTAACCGCAAAACCGACTGCACCTTTAGCTTCATCGATTGCTTTACTCTGGGATAAAACTCCAAGAGCTTCTGTGTTTAATCTTTGATCTAAGAATGGTTCTGTATTTTTACCTACACCTAAAAAATTAATATTGGATCGGGTACCAAGGACATCTCCTACATTTCCTCCCAATCTTGAGAATACTTTAATGATTTCATCAATAATAATTTGTTTAGCCATAATACTTTAAATGTCCTCTTACAATTGGCTCTTCTTTATAGTCTTCAGGATGACGAACCAAACCACCCTGTCTAATTCGCATAATGGCTTGTGTCGTACTGTCGACGTAGTCATCATGATCTCCAAAGGGAAACGATGCACATTCTTCTACTACTTCCTGAGCAAAATGCTCGTGCAAAGGCGCCCATATTTTTCCGCTTTCAAAAAGCGGAGCAACGGAGTTTACTCTTGACTGTTTATCATTTCCTCGGCTAGGAGTAAAGTTAATAACTGGGATATCCATTTGCCTCAACTCGTGAGTCAAAGGTAGTCCGGAAGCTTTCGCCTCGATTATAACCATGTCAGGTTTCCAATCCATATACTCTTCATAAGCCATTCGTCTTAATTCTGGAAACTCGTACCTGCCTTTAAAAGCATTAAGTAATATTATATTTTGTCCCTGGTCCTCGGTCGTAAAGACACCCCACGTGGTAATGGCACTAAAGTCAGAAGATGTTTTTTTAGTAAATGCTGTATCGTAAGATTGCACGATGTAGTCTAATGGCGGTGGATATTTTTGTTCCCAGTCACACCACCACTCTCGTTTTAGTATGGCACCTTCTTCTGCAGTCGGTGCTTGCATATATTGGGCATTCCAATTTGAAACAGGGATCGAGGCTTTTGTTTTAAGCAACTCTTCCTTCTTCCAAAACTCAGGCCACACGGGCTCTCCATCAGGGAGCAGGGCTGGTAATTCAACAACCTCCCATTGATCAGATCCTTTTTCTGATTGAGCTTTTAATAATTCTCCTGTTATATCTTTTGTAGACCACCTAGTCATGACGACTACAATAATTCCACCTGGCTGCAAACGTTGACGTGGACCTGATGTATACCAGTTCATAGCTTTCTCAAAAGACTTACCGCCTTCTTTTTTAATATCTTGTTCTTTGTGTGGATCATCGATGATTAGAAGATCAGCACCCCGTCCAGTAATAGCTCCGCCAACACCGGCTGCAAAATATTCACCCCCTTGTTCGGTCTTCCATTTACCGGCAGCTTGAGAATCTTCTTGTAGTCTTGTTGAAAATAATTCTTGGTATTTAGGATCATCAACTAAATTTTTAGTTTTACGTCCAAAGTCAATTGCAAGATCAGCTGTGTGAGTTGCTTGAATAATTTTCATAGAAGGTTTGTTTCCAATCATCCAAGCTGGTAATAAATAAGATGCAAATTCTGATTTGGTATGTCTCGGTGGCATGTTAACAATTAAACGTTTACAACGCCCTTCAGCCAAATCGTTAAATTTTTCTCCAATAATTTTATGATGAGAACCTTTTATAAATTCAGGCCAAACGTATTTTACAAAACTTAAAAAATTTTTTGAAATTTTTGGCTTAGTGTCTTCTAATTCAACGCTACGTTCTAGCTCTAATAATTGTGCTTGTTCTTCAGGTAGCAAACCCTCATATTTTTTTGTAAAATTTTCGCTATCTTGCATATCACTAATATGTTTTTGTTCTTATAGACTAACTGTCTGAATTAAGCAATAAAGAGTAAGTCTGGGACCCCTTTTGTTTTTTAGGGGGGTTGGGTGTTTGTTTTTGCAATCTGGGGTGGGCCCGCCCTGGTACCTCTATAAAATTTCTGGGGTGGGCCCGCCCAGAATTTGCGAGCTATGCAGTTTATGCATGGGATATTGTGGGAAAGGGTATGCGATTAATGCATGGGATATTATAGGTTATTTATTCATTGTCAATACTTTCTATTGTAGTTCTTGTTGCTTGATATGGTACTCGTTTTTCATAACCGAAATCATATCTATAATTTTCGTATTTCTCTTTCTTAACTTTGATTGGTGTTTCACTTGGTTGCTTAACTGAATATGTGTTTGCAATCTCTTGTCCAAACTTATTTAAAAATTGAAACAAACAATTATTATTACAAAAGTAATTCCAAATATTAGGTTGATGATTTCCATATCTGCCAACTTTTATTTTAACAGTTCGTAATACTTTATTGTCGCCAGTTCCTCGCACCCTCGACTGTGTTTCAATCTTATGGCAATCTGGATTATGACACCAATTATAATCGCTCATTTATACCTCGCAATATATTCTGCCCTATGATCATCTAAAACAAAATATCTTCTAGGTTGATTATGATTTTCTAAAGTTTCATTAATCATTTTAATTAAACTTTTAAATCTAACTTTGTATTTAGTGTCTTTTTCTTTGTCATAAACATAAACCCATTGATTAACTTTATCTGTCATTTTTTTTAGCTTTGTTAAAAGCCTCCTCTAATTGTTTTAGTTTGAATAGTTTTATTTCTGCCTCTCTCTCAAAATGTGCAGATACTAAAAATAAAACAAAACCAAAAACAATTAGTCCTATACCAATGTATAGGACTAAATTGTAATCTATCATTTATGCCACCTCTTTCGTTAGGATTAATGGTTCATTGAAATCGTGTTTAACAATGTGCCAAGTTATATGCTGATTAGTTTCTAACAAATTTAAAGCAGATAAAAATTTATTTGCTTGATCTAAATTGTCAGTATGTTTTTCAACTCTATATTCTGGTTCCATATTACTATCTGCAATATGAAATTTTCTGATTAGTAAGTATATCATTTATCCCTCTATTGTTGTGGTTGCTTTAATTGTCATTGGATTTTTAGCCATTCGCCATTGATTGCCTTTCTCATCTGGTTCTGCGTCGCAATCCCAATAGATAAAACAAACTACACCATTTTTAGAAACGAATGCTTTGCCAGTAGTCATAAAATCATCTGGCTTTGTCCATTGTCCATTTCTTGTAATTATCTTTTTATGCTTTTTAGCATAATAAGTTATTACAAAGTTTTCTGGTATGTTGTTTAAATCAACTGCCTTTGTGTGTTGTGGGTATTGTTCTTTCGTCATTTTTTCCTTTCTGTTAGTTAATGGGATATTATAGTAATACCCCATTAATGTCAATAGCTAAATTAAATTAATTTGCAACTGTAGATTGTTGCTCGTATAACAATCTTTCTGCTATTTTTTCTGCTTTAGTTTTAACTCTCTTATTCTTCATGCCTTTAATTCTATCTGCAAGATTTTTAGGATTATAGATAGTCAAGCCAGTAGAGTTAGTTCTAATTATTTCTGCGTCAGTAATATTTAAACCAAGTTCAGTAGATAATTCGATTGCCTCATCTAAATATTTATAACCTTTTAAACCAAGTTTAATTTCTTTCATCTGTTCTAAAATAGATGAAATCCATTTTTGATGTGCCAAAACAAATTGTCCTTTTTGTTTTTTCCAATCAATCAAAAACATATACTCTTGTTCAGTACAAGCAATAGAACGATCTCTACAATAATCCCTACCAATTAAATCTAATTGATATTTCTCGTTCCACTCTTTGCCATAACCACTATTATCATTACCAAGATACTTGTCATTTGCGTCTTTGTATTTTGTTAGATGTGGGTTATTGTCTTTGCCCTCTTGCTCAATTAAAATATCTGGGTTGCAGTTATCTTGTGCTTTAAGTTCATCACGAAACAAAGCATATCCATAACCTTTATCATCACGACTATATGAAGAATTGCTATCAGTATCAATACTACCATGTAATCTAAAATCAAAATGACTTTCAATAGTATCTTCTTTAGTTATTGGATTATTGTCATAGTCTCTATCTTCTTTTGTTCCAAGATAATGAAAATGGAAACAACTATCTTTTGCAATAGTAGAAACATTTTCAAATTTATCTTGTAGGTATCTTGCTTTCTCTACATCTTCATCTGTATAATGTCGCCTTACTATTTTTTCAGCAACTTTCCATGCGTTGTCATTTATGTCAATCTGATCTGCTTTTAGATTGTCATAGTTTTGTTTTTCAATAGTATCTTCTTGTTCAAGATGTACTCTCATACGATTTGCAATCTTGTTCCGATACTCTTGGTTCAGTCTTATTCTGCTCATGTTATTCCTCTTTCTGTTATTGTTTTTTTTATTTGCATTGATTTGAAATTAACACTTGACATTGGGATTGTCAAGCATTATATGGGATATATATTTATTTATAAAAACTTAAATATAACATTTAAGCTAACTTGCAGTTGGCAGTATAAAAACGCAACTGCAAGTTGCATAACAGAAAGGGAAAAAAATTGGTTTAGTTTAGAGTCGTTCTAAATTAATGGGACATGAGTTTGGCAATAGGTTTCGAGCCAGTTGCCAAGCACTGATCCCTGATCCAATTGCATAAACTTGCAGGAGACGAAACCTGTAGTGATTGGATCTGGGATCAGGCGTCAAGCTAGGCGCTGTGGGTATAAACCACTATAGCACAGGTAGACGTTTCGGAGGTGGCCTCTTCTAAGACGGTTAACAAGGGCAACGACCGACCCTGCGCAGGATAACTTGACAACTGGTCCTATATAATATAAGATAACAACAGAAAGGAAAAACAATTATGAGTACTAGATCAAATATAGCAATAGAAGACCCAAAGACAAAAAAGGTGAAAGTAATATATGTTCACTCTGATGGGTATCCATACGGCGTTGGAAAATGCCTGGTTGATCATTATAATAAATATGATTTAGCCAAAGAACTATTTACAAAAGGAGATGCCAGCTACCTGGGAGATACTTTTGATGAGTGTAGTTTCTATGGAAGAGACTGGAACCGCGAAGAGGATCCAGCCAGAGAGCACAGAGATGAGTGGATGTTTATGCACAGTATGCGCGGAGACGTATTTATAGAATATATCTATTTATTTAAAAATAATAGATGGCATGTATCAACTTCTAAATATGTTAAAACTAAAGATGGTTATGATAGCGGCACTGCTTATTATACTAAGTTTGAGCCTGTGATCATGAACAAAGACTATATTAAATACAAAGACAAACACGAGAAACACGCTGAAGTTAAGATGATCTCACAAATAGGAGAACTCTTGAAGAGCAAAGGGTTCGGAGATGATAACGTGATGGTTCAGGGTGGCAAAGCAAAAAAAGCAAACTAATTCCAATCTGTTAGGAATGGACCAGGCGCCGCAAGGCGCCCGGCCCTATTTTTTTAGGGTGGGCCCGCCCGTAAAGTCTCAGGCGCCAAGCTTCAAGCTTCAAGCTTGACAGGTTACAAGCTCTATGTTATAGGATTTTATAGGAGAATATTATGTTAAAAAAAGAAGCAAGAGAAATAACCGGCGGGCTGTCGAAGCCGTCGAAGATGCCTGGACCGGCTTACAACCTGCCGGCTGTGGCATGCATCACCGGGGCCAAACTGGTCAAGATTCCTGGCAGCGTGTGCGCTGGCTGTTATGCATTGAAGGGCCGGTACAGGTTCAAGAATGTCCAGGACGCCTTGCAGCGAAGGTTGCAAGCTATCACAGGTCCAAGGTGGGTTGAAGCAATGATAACATTGATCAAGCCGCATAAATTTTTTAGATGGCATGACTCAGGGGACCTGCAGAGCCTGGAGCACTTGCAAAATATTTTTAGAATATGCAAAGCAACACCGGACACACAGCACTGGATGCCGACAAGAGAAGCGCAAATTCTCAAGCGTGTTAAGGTGAACGAGGTGCCAAGAAATCTAATCATTAGAATGTCTTCACATATGGTGGACCAGGGGCCCGTGAGCTTCTGGCCATGGACCAGCACTGTGGTGAAGGACAATAAGAGCTGCCCGGCTCAGGAACAAGGGAACGAATGCAAAGACTGTCGACAATGTTGGGACAGGACCGTAAGAAACGTTGCATATCCGAAACACTAAATGTACAGATCCCCGAAGTATTGGAAAGAGATGGCCAGGATCCGGAAGCAGCATGAGCGCGAGCTCGCAAGCTTACAAGCTCGCAAGCTTACAAGCTCTCAAGCAAACGAACCGAAGGTTCCAAGCCTTCCCCCAAAGGCTCAAGCTTCAAGCCAAAGTTCTGAAGAGCCAAGATCCCTGAACCAGGGTACAAGCAAACCTTCCCCTTATCCAGGGAACAAGCAACAAGAATAAAACTATTCTTAGGATGCTTCACGTGGAAGCTTATTTGATGGGGTGAAAAGGATATTTTATGGGCAGATCTGGGCCTGGTCACTTTTAATTCTACTGTAAAAAAGGTCCCGTTAGAATTATAACCCAATAGATCGGGAGTGCCCAATAAACTACGGTTTTCCAATCTATTCCACGAAATATTCGTCTTAACATTTTTTAATCTTTTATATAATTTTGTTTCTGGACCGCTAGACATTACAGGTTGCCCACCTCTTAGAGTTTGCCAATGATTTTTGGCATCTTCCAAGTGCCACCTAGTTTCACGCCCTTGATGTTTAAAATATGCGTGTCTCTATCACCAATCAATCTAGATTCCAACAACTGAATCTCTTTGACGTCTAATTTGTCGCCATTAGGCATTTCAATTTGAACTCTTGCTTGCTGTGCAACAGGAGACTTGAGGAACTTATCTAAAAACTGTCTTAATTCTTTCGCTTTCATGTACTTGTCTTATATAAGATTTTATGTATATATTCAAGTATGGCAAAAAACAAACAAAATCTTGTCAAAAAGAAGATGGATCCTTTACAGCCCATCCTAGTTACAGAAATGCAACGTAGATTCGTAGACTACCTGGTGTATCATGAAGGTAGAACTACACGTACTGACGCTGCTATTAAAGCAGGATACGCACCTAAAGATGCAGCACACGAGGCTTGGAGACTAATGAAGAATCCAAAAGTATTGGCATACTATCAACAAAAGAGTAACGAAGTTAATAGAGCTTACAAGGTAAGTCATAGCTCGTTCATCAAAGATATTGCTGTAACTCACAACAAACTAGAAGACTTTAATACCGAAGGAGCAATCAAAGCTATTGCACCACTACTAAACATTAAAGGTAAAGCAACAGGAATGTTCTCTCAAACTAACTACAACGTAGATGTTAACAAGATGGCAAGAGACGCTAAACTAGCTGACATACAAAGATTAAAAGAGATTAACAAAGAAAGACTGGCTGCAAAGAAACTAATTGAAGGCGAGTACAAAGAAGAATCAGAGTAATATCTTCTCCATTTTTACAATACAACTACGTGGAAATACATTACGATCAGAAAATAAATCTTCGTTCTGTTCATAGGACGCAAACGTTCTAACATACTTGTGGTCCTTACTAAATAGATATGCTTGTGTTACCATAACACTAGGTTTAAATTTAGAAAACTCTTCCGAGTTAGCATGGCCGCCATCCGCCGTGATGTCTTCCCAGGTAATAGAATAAAAATAATATTTTTTCTTTTTGATAACTACATGTCGATATTTGGATTTCTTATTTCTTCTCATAGGTAGTGTATACTCCTCTCTCAGATATTTTTAAATTTAAAAATGTGAATCATGTGCGCGCGTCCCTTAAATCGTTGGTATTACTACGTTTTTTACACAATTGTATCTTTTGTAACCAATTGTATCCTGGCTAAAGATACAAATTTCGAAGAATAAACGTTGGTATACAACACTTCTAGCATTTGTACCTTTTGTAACCGGTTTTAAAAAAAATAAAAAAACTTTTTTAAATTTTATACAGAAAATGGTATACAAACCTATGATTGCCCAATTATGGTATAATTCCTTACACTTTTTAACTATTTTTTGTATCTTGACCCTTTGGATCCTGGTTACAATTTGCATGATATTGGTCTACTTTCTTCAAGAATGCGTGCTGATGACGTACGAACTCACGTCCAGATATTTCAAACTTCTGAAAGAAAAGATCTTTACTGCACATTAGAATGATTCCAGACTGTATTTTGGTACCATACACATAGTTATGGGCCATGCAATAGGCGCCCAGCTGCTCAAAGTAATCAGTTATCCATTCACGTTTCTTTGGTTTGTTAGTTTGTTTAAAGTCTATAATAGCCGGCTGGCCATCGTATACTCCTACAATATCTGTAGCACCGGCGTATAAACCTGGATAATATAAAGTTACTTCCTGTCCCCATATCTCTCCCAGGTCCCCGAGCCCTGATTCTATAATCTTTCGAGCCATGGGTTCTGCTTCCTTACCTATTGATGTAAGGTCCTTGTGCCCTGTGCCGTCAATATACGCTTCAAGAAACTTGTGCATAGCAGTGCCACGCATCGCGGATATATCTCTTACCCGGTCCGCTGCCTGTGGTCCCATCCTCGCGCGCCAAGACGCAAGACTCTGTCGCTTCTCGTCCGACTGACATGCGGATAATATAGTCGTAACACTTGGTAACTTTTCGTCACCAATATCATAGTGCCGCTTGTCGTTAATTAGAGATCTAATAGATTTAGGGTAATGGTATTTTTTATTTAGGATCATTTAAGTCTGTTTATAACATAGTAAATAATAAGCGCTATGGTTATAAAACAAACCATGTTATATACAAACATACCTAATCCAAATCCAACTGTCATAGTTTATCCTTTAGTTCTTTTAAATATTCCTCTTCTTCACGTTCTTTTCTATTTCTTTTAGATTGTTCGTAAGATTCTTTTAATTCGTCTTGCTCTTTTTTAAATATATCATCAAAGTTTTTTCGATACAAATCGTTCGAAACCCTTGATTTTCCATCCCATTTTTTACCTACGTCTTTACTCATTCCATACTCATATTTTTTCTATATTCATTTATATCTACAATTTTATCGTTCATAACTATACCTTGATAGTGTTCAATAATCTGTTGTACTTTCTCAAATTTAGTATGCGACCATGGCCAGATTAAACAACAAACATAATACGCGTCTCTAAACTGACATCGCCATCGCCATTGTTTTTTCCAACCAACTGTGTAGGGAGTCTTATATCTTTTCTCGCCAACTGTGCCAACACCCAATGTTTCATGCACCCAACGTAAAACAGATTCATCGGTCATTGCCATTTCCATTCTTATACTCCAGGTAGGATAAGCTTTCTTCTGGTGTTTACGTTTACGCATGTATTGTTTGTAAGTAATACATCCTTCCCCATCAAAGAGTCCTGCAATATAGGCTTTGTCTGTATCAGGAACCATTTTTATTTTTTCCATACATGGTCCTAATGTTATCGTTCTCTTCTGACAATCGGTCTATTTCTTTTTCTAAACCTTCGTTCTTTACATTAAGTTCAATAATAACTCGGCCTGCTTGCCTGCATTTGTATTGTAACATTTCTATTACTTTATTCTGTTTATTAATGGTTTCCTCTAAATCATTTGGTCCACGTTCACTCATTGTCTATTCCTTTCGTTATCCATCTTAATGCTGTGGTTGTAGGGTCAAACCCATCAAACTCTAACTTAGTGCACCCTGTGCATACCATCAGAATCAATATACAAATCATCGCGCTTTTCCGCATCTATCTCTCCTTCCGAATCACACACACCACATTGTGCATGTACTTCTTCTTTTGCTAGTTGGTATGGTACTCTTACAAATCCATTGCCCTTACAATTAGGACAAATTATTCTAGTCTTTTTTCGTTTTTCCATTTAACTTCCTCGCTTTCTCATTTACTAATATACTTATAGTTTGTGATCTACTTAAGGTCGTATCTGGTTGTATTACTTTTCTAATCTTATCAATGAGATCGTATGTTTTGTGACTCAGTGACACGTTTTTATATTTAGTTATATCCGTCATATGATATACTCCTTTCTTTGTTTAACATATGGGATTTATCTCACAATATACAATAGGTGTCAATGAAAATATTATTAACTTTAATTATGTGTAGTTATGTGCAAGGCACTTGTTTGCAGCCATACGAATGGCCGGAACAGTTTAATGATGTGTACGACTGTATGCAGGCAGGCTACGAAGAGTCTCAAAAGAAAATGTTAGAGATTGGAAGATCAGAAGTTAATAAACATCAAATCTATATTAGATTTACTTGCACTGAAGCAGCTACTACTTAATCATATCAACCCCTACAGTTTCCGTGCACGTACTCCTGCAGGAGCAAAGGCTCCACACCTCCACGGTAATTGCCGCTTCTAAGGTTGCCGTACAGGGAATAGCGCGTAGCGTTATATGGACGGAGGTCCTTTTCAGTTTTGTTATCTACACATACAACCGATCCAGTCTCCACTGCCATCGTTCATAATATGTAAATTTAATTCGTTTACATAACCTGTTAGTTTGAGTCTTAATATTTCACACAGATCAAAACAATCTACGTTGCTTGTCAACACTATTCCATCCATCATCTGTTTTGTGACTGGAATCAGTTGATACAGTCCGTCGTTTAATATTATGAGGTCCATTTGCAAAGTTTATCAATCTTCTTTAGTGTCATGTGTCCTTGTCCCAAACGCAAGAATTTTCTTGATCCCTGGTGCCTGTACCTCTAACTTTGCGTACTTAGACCAGGCTTGCTTCATCAAATTTAATTCTAAAATTAAATTAGTCCACTGCTTCTGCGTAATGTTCTTACTAGTTATTGTTACTTTTTTCTCTTTCACTAAGATAATCTATCCTTTCTTTAAGAATATTAATATAGTCAACTTGTCTATTTACTGCTTCAAAGTATGGTCCTGGATGATTTTTATTGTAATCAGCATTACTTAAAACATCTAGTTTCCTTTGTGCAATGGTTAACAAGTCTTTGTTGTAATATATTAGTTCTTTCATATGGGTAATATAATATCCCATAAAATAATGTCAAGTATTATTTTCCCTGGCCCCGGTATTTTTTGAAACTACGCCGACGCGATTTGTTCATTTTTGCTTTACTAGGATTACGTCCAATCGAAGTTTTGTGAAATATAGGCTCGTGAGCTATTTTATTATATAAACCCTTAGCTTTGGACATCTAGCCATTCCTTTACATAATATTGGCCGTCTTTATGTGTGTTGATTGTAGGTAGGTATGTTATCTTACCATTAATGTGTTGTTGTAAATCTGCACCACAATTCATGCATCTATAGAATTCGTTACTGATACCAACTAACATTGTTAGTTCAGTGCAGGTAGGGCACTTGCCATTAACTATCTCTGCGAAAATTCTTGCGGTCATATATTT